TGCACCGTTAAGGATTTGTGAATCAAGTGTTGTGTGCCATGACTTGATCAAGTCTGCTGCAACGAAAACATCAATGCCTGTTCCACGCTCAATCGCCTGGCGAGATAGGTCTTGCTGTCCGGCAATTGTACGAACATTCACAGTTAACAATGTATCGTCAACATCTGTCTCTGATACTGCATCATTCTGTGTAACTTGAACAGCCGTTGACGACCCTGTGGTCATGCGAGAGATATTGAGGGTCATGCCAGAAGGCGGAAGTGTCATCTTGTTTGTTGCAAAGTCTGCGAATGGGCGACCTGCACGAGCAAGTGGAGCTGCTAGATCAATGAGGTACTGTGGAATTACAAGACCTTCAAACTGTGCAGTTCCAACATCGCGGCGCTCAATCTCTTCTTCGCGCATGTGGCGAGCAAGACGATCCTGTGCTGTGAAGTCTGACTTGAACTGTGCGTTGTAAGCATCCTTGAAGAATGATGAATCTGAACGCTCTGAGTATGTGCGTGATTCGCGTGTGACTGTTGTTCCACCAACTCGTGGTGTTGCAACTGATGCAACTGAAGAGCGAATCTCAGATGCCTTTGCATCTGCATCTGCCTGTGCCTTCAGCTTTTCGATCTTTGTATCTAGTGAGCGTGCCTCTTCTACGAGAGCATCAACCTTCTCGGTTTCCTCAACAGTAAGGTCGGTGCGATCCTCTGAAGCGACTGCCTCAAGAACTGCATCCATTTCTGCCTTTACTGCATCACGGCGCTCAACTACTTTGTCAAAATATGACATTTGGTCTCCTTGTGAGTTTGTTGTTTTGGAAGTGAGGTGGTGGCGATGCTTCTCACGGCGCTTTCAGGGTGTGAGTCTCGCTCCGACTTCGATCTGTCAGATTGCTGACAGAAACTTATTTTGTGCGATTGACAATCGCTTGTGCTAGGCGAAGAGAAATCTTGCGACCTTCTTCTTCGGTTGCTTCAGGAAGTGGATCAATGGCGCGGAGTTCAGATGCCTTGTGACCAACCAAAGTGTCGGTTGCTCTCCATCCATCACGGTATTCCTCATACACGCGAATCAAGATTGCTGCATCATCTTCCTCAGCGGTGATTGTGAACTCTGTGCCAGGGATGTCAAGGACACCTTCACGCACAACACGCTCAACACGACCACGAGCAGTTCCGCCTGATGAATCCCAAGAAACAAAATCGCCAACTGTGTCAACAGCGCGAGTTGCTTCTTCTTCAATTTCACCTTCGGCACCTGTGAGCATTGCCATCATTTCAACGGCACGCATGATGTATTCATGACCTTCGCTCAAATCATCAAAAATTGTTTTCAAGACCATCAAAGATTCGCCCGTTACTTCACGACCTTCTTTGATTGCAGACACGGCACTCTTCAATGCCTCTCGTGCCTCAACGCTTGTTGTTGGGTAAGCAGGATATGTCACAACTGAAACATCGCCATCTGCAAGTGAAACCTCTGTAAGCACTCGGCGGCTTCTGTCCTCTGACCACTTCTGACGAATCACACGGAAAGCAAATGACATTTGGTCAACATCTCCGCGTTCAACTAGCTTGTAAAGATCGCGCCCTTCTGATGTGTCTGCAATCTCTGCATTCATATACAACCCACGATCATCTTCAGTAAGAGTCAAGGTGCCATTCTTGGTGCGAGCTAAAGGCAAACCTTCGTGATTGATAAGTAGGCGAACATCAGGTGTTTCCATCAGGGTCTTGCGGAATGCGCCCGGTGCAATGCTTTCCTTGAAAGGAAGTGGAACGCTTGAGTCGTTAAAGACGGCGGCATACCCTGAAAGGCGCATTGTGCCATCTTCGGCTTGCCGTGCTTCAACATCGCGCACGGTAAAGGTACGGCGTTCAATTTTTTTCATTTTGCTCCTTGAATCGGATTCGGCATCGAGCGCATCAATCTTGCGTTGCGCCCAATTTTGCGCCCTGTCAGAAAAGTTGGAATCTCCACCCCACAACAACCAGGCAACAAGACCTGCGCCGGGATACTGTGGGTCTGAAGGATCGCTGTTTTTTGGTGCTTGTCCATCTACTTGATGGCGAGCGAACCAGGGTGCCATCTTGCGAACTTTGTTTTCGGTGATTCTTCCTGCTGCCATCTCGCGTGCTTCACGCTTGGTGCCGTCAGTCAGACCATCTCCCCCAAAACCTTCTTCAAGGTATTTGAGACCTCGTTGAGCATTTTCACGAATGAAGGAAGGAACGCTCAAATCAACTGCGCGAGTGCTTATTTCTCCACCCGGTTCCATATCCTCTGAGATAGAGACTGCAATCATTTGATCAATTGCATCTTGCTTGTTCTCATGGCATCCGATTGTTGTATAAGAACCATCAGATTCTTCTTTGATGGTTGCCCATCCTGAACAATCGCTTTGCTTATCTGAGATGAAATATGGCATTTTTATCCTTAAATCAGAAGCAGAACTTCTGCATCGTCATTGAGTACGGAAAAATCAATCTGCGAAACTGCTTGAATTCTTACAACTCCCAAGGATGCAGAAGCACCTGCAAGAATTACATTTGGAATCTTTGGTTCAGGCGTTGGAGCTATGAAGTTAGGCTGAACAAAGTTTGGCATTCCGAACGATCCGACAACGGCAGTTTCAGGTTGTGGAATCGTTGCTTGTGCAGACAATCCGCCAAGTGTGGCAGTTGCCGAAACAATGTTGTCAATCTCAACACTTGCCGTGGCACTTATAGAACCGAGTGTTGCATTTGCAGTTGCGAATGTGATCGGCCCTAAGACATCAACATCGAGTTGAGAAGTATCAAGGACAAACTGTGCCATGTTAGCTCGCGAGTGTGAGCGATGCTGTCAGGGAACCGCTTGGAATTGTGAAGGTGTCACCTGCTGTGTATGGGTTGCCTGTGATCGCTCCGCTGAACAAAAAGTTTCCTGCTGTTGAGTTATCCCATGCGGTGAAGAATGTTGCATCCTCTGAACCTGCAATGTTTGTCCATGAGACATCGGCATCGGATGTGAGCCCACCGCCTGTTGCTGCGCCAAAGGAAACTGACTCACGAGTTGTCTCTGTTGCAGGATTGGCTGTGCCATTTGCGCCAGGATCGCCTGTGTGAAGTTTTATATACACATCGGCTGCTGAATACGCGGTGGCATTGCCTACTGCATCAAGAAACTTGTTTGCAAGATATGAACTTAGACCTGTTGCCATTATTCATCCCCTTCAACAAACTCTTCAATGACCTCAACAATGAGGTTGTTCTCATCACGGATAATCTTCTTGCGAACGCGAGTGCGCTCAATTGTGTTTGTCACATTGACAGTTGGAGCATCAACGGTGACATTCGGTGCCTCGACATTGACCTGTGGTGAATCAAGCATGACCATCGCAGGTTCAATCGTGACATTTGGTGCGGCAACATTGACAGTTGGTTCAGGTACTTGAAGAACCATGTGTGGCTGATTGTTGCGACCCTCACGAGAGTTTGATTCATAAACTGATTCAGGATTGGCGGGGTCAATCTGTGCAACAGGTTGCAACTGACTTGAAGGCAATCCTGTGTGCGCCATAGGTGGCAATCCAATCGCAGCCAATACCTCTTCAGGGTCATAGCCGACTTGAACGAGCTGTGTAACGATCTCAGCACGCAACTTGACACCAACATCCTTTGCATCACCTGCATCAATGTTTTGCAATGGCACGCGATAGTTGTCGCCATCGGCAATTGGTGCCATATCTTCCATCGCATGAACATCGTTCAGGCTCAAGAAACCTTCACGCAAGCCCTTTGTGTAGGCTTCATAACGCTCAAGTGTTGTGCCGCGTAGCAAAGCATCAAGGTTGAACTTGATGAATCCGTCAGGTTCAGGAAGTAAAGTGCTGAATGATTGCTCTAAACGCTCAAGCAATGGGCGCAATGAGTGCTGAACAAATGAAAGATTCTGTGCTTCAACAGATGCAAATGACATCGCACCTGCAACGGGATGACCCAAGAGGCTGATCGGAACACGGAACAAGCGTGCAATATCTTCCACATTGAACCGGCGTGTGTCTAGCAACTGGGCATCCTGGGCGTTCAAAGTCAATGGCTTGAATGAAGCACCACCTGAAAGAACGCCAATTTTTCCTGCACGATAAGGGCCTGTGTGGGTGATATTCCAATCGCGCCCAATATCTTGTGCTTGCTCTTCTGTAAGTTCGCCGGGAACTTCAATAACTCCGCCTGGGTTGGCTGCATTTCCAAAGTACGCTGCTGCATAGGTGTCGGCTGCCATAGCAGCTCCGATTGTTAATCGAGCAGCAGCGATTGGGCCGAGACCATAGTGCGAACCAGGAAGTCTGAACAATGGGATGTGCAGCATTTCATTCTTGGTAAGAATTTGAGTATATGCACCCTGCTCATCGCGTGTCTGAACCTCATACACAAGGGGTTCATTAGGGCGTAGACGGCGAATACGGACATCATCAGGGTTGAGG